GTTAGGCTATTACTTGGCAAGGATTTGAATGAACGGAAGTAGAACACTAATGTTATCTAGTTATGAATGGTAGTTATTACAGTAATCCTATAGTACGTAGGAAGATTGATGCGTTATTGCAGATGAATGCTTGTGTTCAGGCTAATCTTGGGACGCGTAGTAAGTTTGATATGGGCAGTAGAGAAACTGCGGAGGAGTTGTGGTGGCAGTTTTTAGTTGAGATACGTTCTCTTGATCCGGAATTCTACCAGAGCGTAGCGTCATCAGAGGAGAAGGAAATGGTTACGCGTAAAATCTATAATAAGCGCAGGTTTAGGCAGGCTACTGCGGATACCGTATAAAGTTTTTATATTTCGGGTAAATATTTTTGTCATGGAAATTGTAAAGCCCGGGATAGAGTATCGGCTACACAACTTCAAGTCAGAAACTGAGTATCAAACAGTACGCTTTACTGAGAAGGTGGGCGCAGGGTTCATACCAGGAACGACGAATGAGGAGGTTGTGAGCATGCTCATCGATCGTTTATACGAGTTACAGAAAAAGAACTTCTCTGTCGAGAACCAATGCTGCATCATACTGCTTAAGCAAGTGCGTGTGTTGTTAAAGAAGCGGTTGAATCGGAAGATTGATCGCGTATCAAAATATCAAGAGAATGCAACTGAAGCTGGATATCAAGACAAGTAAGAAAAGTTTTACGCGGCACTATTTAGAGTTATTAAATGGTATCTTGAAACTGACACCTCGTGAGTTGGATTCGTTACTTCTGTTTTTGGAGTACGATTCGGAAGTGGCATGTAGTATGCAGGCGCGTAAGCACGTAGCAAAGGCTATGAACTTCAAAAGTGTAAGCGTGCTAAACAACTATGTAAAGAGTTTGAAAGACAAACAAGTAATCTATAAGGACGACCACGGGGTGTATCGTTATAACGACATCGTAAAACCTAGCGACCGCCTTGAGACACTTACCTTCAAATTCGTCATCACCGAAGCCTCTCTTTCATCTAGAGTATGAGATAGAAACTCTCGATGTGCTGTTTGCATTTGACTTGCAGATGGCCGGCGAGCTAGAAGGACAGAATATCAATTATGAAACTGAGATGTCTATAGGACCAGAATATTACACGCTAACCTATTTTGTATATGCCGCGCCCTAGTAAACTGATGGAAGAAATAATTCTTGAGATAGTTCAAGAAGATGGGGGCACCTATGAGGAAGTGTCTGAAGTTGTAATAAGTCAGTTCACGTTTTTACGCAAGCAGATAGAACACGGCGCCTTCAGTACAGTGCGCCTACCATATTTGGGGAAGTTCTATGTTAAACCGGGCCGATTATCTCAATTAAACCATGCGGTTATTCAGAGAGGAAAACTTTAAGGTTGTCGTAGATACGGAGCTAAAGCAGATTCCAGAATTCAAATCGCTGATTGTACGCGATAGGACTTCGGATAAAAAGCAAGCTTTGAAAGAGTTTAGCTACATCTACTTCGTGTACGACCACAAAAGCCCATACTACATATATCCAGATGATGAGCGGCGTGTGCGTGTATCGCATGATCTTAGTTTAGTAGCTAATGAAGGAGACGTTTATTCACCGGATGCAAAAGTGCAAGATGCGATTGACAAGTATTTGGAGCTGTCTAAAACTCCGACTATCAAGTCTCTTACATCTATACGCGAGGGTCTGCTTACAAGTAGTCGGCTTATCGATTCTTTACGTGAACGTATTGATGCTGCTCTTGCTGATCCTGATTTGGAAGACATTGAGCCTGTCGTTCGGTCCGTTACGCGAATGCTCGAGATTGCAGAGAAACTTCCAAAAGCAATCGATAACATTACGACCTTGGAAGAAAAGGTAAAGAAGGACGAGTCAAATGATACCCGCATCAAAGGAGGGGGTAAGAAAGGTATGTTCGAGGATTAATGCTAGTCAATACAACAGAGTTTAGTCGCAGTGCCAAACACTTTTTGGAACACGGTTTCTATTGCGGGGACCCGGAAGGCAGTGCCGCATATTATGAGTATTGGGCTGAAGAATTACGCCGCTGCAAAAACGGGCACACGATAGGAGACGTGACCATCACTGGTCATCACTACTTCTATCTGAACTACGTGCAGATAAAGTTGACTGACAAGGGTAATCGGAAAATTTTGAGCTTCCCCAACTTCTGGGATGGGGATTATGAATACTTCTGGCTGCAAGAGATTGCCCGTAATGGGATCGACCCAGTTAAGTACGAAAAACTGAACTTGACTACAGTTGTAAACCAAGCCCATATGGATGGCGGTAGACATTTGATTGTAGGTAAAGCACGGCGTAAGGGGTTCTCATATAAAAATGCTGCATTAGTCACCAACACATTCAATACTGAAAAGAACAGCTACACCCTTTTGTGCGCATTTGATAAAAAGTATCTGTATCCTAAAGGTATCATGGCAATGGTAACCGACAACATGAACTTTATCAACGAGCACACCGGTTGGGCAAAACGAAGGCAGGTTGTTGACAAGCAAAACCACCGCCGCGCTAGCTATCTAGAGTATATGGGCGGGCAGCAGGTAGAGAAGGGGTATCGTTCAGAAGTTGAGGCTATTACATTTAAGGATAACCCAGACGCGGCTCGTGGTAAAGATGCCTCCATCGTAATTTTTGAAGAGTGCGGAGCCTTTGATAATCTGAAAGCATCGTACCTAGCTACCAAACCAACGGTAGAGGATGGAGGTATCACTACGGGCCAGATGATTTTGTTTGGTACGGGGGGTGATATGGCAGGGGGTACTATCGATTTTGAGTCGATGTTTTACAACCCCGAGGCTTACAACCTACTGCCGATTGTAAACATATGGGATGAGGGAGCCGATCACACTACATGCGGGTATTTTTTCCCTGCATTTAAAAACAAAATCGGCCACATGGATGCGTCAGGTAATAGTGACGTAGAAGGTGCCAGACAATCCGAAGAAGCGACGCGTGAGCAAATTAAGCGAGACTCTAAAGATGCAGGTGTATTAGATAAACACATTACAGAGTATCCGTTTACGCCTAAAGAAGCGTTTTTACAGCATACGAGCAATGTCTTTCCTACTGCAGCTTTACTAGAATGGCGCAATGAGCTAATACGTACCGGTATGACCAAAAGTTTGGCAGTACCAGGACACCTAATAGAGGGAAAGACTGGATTAAAATTTAAGCCAGACGATCGTTTGCGGCCTGTAGTGAAGTTTCCAACGCAAAGAGGGGACGACACTCGTGGGTGCGTAGTTATTTATCAAACGCCATACAGAGAAGGCGACGAAGTTCCGCGCGACTTGTACATCATAGCGCATGACCCCTATGCCCAAGATGGCTATGGGCAATCATTAGGTGCGGCGTATGTAATAAAACGTGTCAATCATATAAGTAAACCTGACGATATGGTGGTTGCATCATATGTTGGCAGGCCAGATACGCAGGATGAATACAACTATAACCTATTTTTGCTAGCAAAGTATTATAATGCGCGTATTGGTTTTGAGAATGATCGCGGTGAGATTATACCTTATGCTAAACGCCATAAGTTAATGCAGTATTTGTTGCCAGAGGTTGAGATTTTTGACAAAACCGACAATGTGCGTATCAGAAAGCTTGGTAGAAGCTACGGTATGAGCATGGGTAGTAAGGAACGTAAGGGACAAGCAGAAATATACTTACGTGATTGGCTTAAGACTAGTCGTGGACGTAGTGAAGATGGAGAGCAAAAACTCAATTTACACTACATATACGATATTGCACTTATAGATGAGTTAGTAAAATACAACCGGCGAGGTAACTTTGACCGGGTGTCGGCACTCATGGTAGGCATGTTCCATTTGAAGGACTTGCATTCAAAAGAAGTACAGATGGTAGAGCAGACGAGTACGTCATCTTTTTTTGATCGACCCTTCTTCTCATAAAACGATATCTGATGTTCCAGATTCCTAAACAAAAAATTCCTCGGTCTCGAAAGACTAAAGAATGGGCTAAAGAGTGCATACGCGCATTTATTAATCGCTCTTCTTTTAGCACGAGCACAAAACATACCATACAAACATATTACGAAGCGTACAACGGGAACCTGCGCGAAGCTGATTACAACTATGTCACAAACCCCTACAACAGTGAGGCATGGGCAAAGAAAAACTTTCCAGCCCGTTTGCGGAACTACAATATTTTAAAACCTATTGTAGATCTCTTACTTGGTGAAAAAGCGAAACGACCGCTGTCATACCAGGTTGTTGTACGCAACAGCGATATAGAGTCGCGGTTTGATCAGTATAGAGCGCAGCAGTTTCGGGAATACCTCGAACAGTTATTTGTTAACGAGGCAAATGAGAAAGGAATACCTACGGGGCAAGAAAGCATAGACATGCCTGCCCCTGAGGATTATATGGAGGAGGTATTTAGCAGCTACAGAGATTCTCGTGCTATTATGGGCCAAGAAGTCTTGAACTACTTGTTTGACTGGCTTGGTATGGAGGACCAAATACAAAAATTGTTTTTTGATTGGCTAGTCGCCGGAGAGTGCTACACCTACAAGGATGTAAGCATGAATGATGTAGCTTATGATGTTGTATCACCATTAGACATTGATTTTGAGAAGGGTCCAGATGTTGAATATATTGAGGATGCAGATTGGGTTGTACGCCGTCAAATTATGAGTGTCAATCAGGTTGTTGATCGTTTTTATGACGTGCTTTCTCCAAAAGACATTGACCAGCTAGAGCAGCCTACAGGTAAATACCGCAGCGGCTATGGAGGTGTCCAAAGCATGTTTATCAATAAACCAGAAGACGACGAGTCCGACCGCATGGTAGAAGTCATGCACGTGTGTTGGAAATCGTTTTCACGCGTGGGGATACTCAAGTACACGGACGAACTAGGGCAGGAGCAGGAAATGGTTGTTGATGAATCTTATAAAAAAGATGACACCGACGATATTACTTACTACTGGGTTAATGAAGTCTGGGAAGGCTATCAGATAGACCAAGACATTTTTGTGAGCTTCCAACCTCATCCGGTTCAGCGCAACGAAATGAATAATATTTCTGTATGCAAGTTGCCATATAATGGTCGTGTATACAGTAATCGCCATAGCGACAATGTCAGCGTGATTAGCATGGGATTGCCGTACCAGGTATTGTACAATGTTTTCCATTACCGGCTAGAGTTGTCTATTGCAAAGAACAAAGACAAGATTATGCTTATGGAAATGAACACTATTCCTAAACGCCATGGGTGGGATGAGGAGAAGTTTATGTACTACGCTGATGCTATGGGCTTTGCATTTATTGATTCTACAGCGGAAGGCAAGACTGGTGAGCGCGTAACCTTTAACCAGTATCAAGTACTGGATATGTCTTTAGGTCAATACATCGCTGCTCAGTTCCAGCTATTGCAGGCAATTAAAGCTGAGTGGGAAGAAAATATTGGTGTATCGCGTCAACGAAAAGGTCAAGTAAAAACATCTGATGGTGTTGGCGTTACTGAACGCGCGGTGTTCCAGTCATCGGTAATTAGTGAAGAGATATTCCGTCGTTTCGAGTCTTTCTTAGAGCGCGAGTACGCTGGGTTAATTGATACTAGCAAGATTGCGTGGAGAGAGGGTAAGAAAATGACTTATGTAACTAGCGATTTACGTACTGCATTAGTTAGCATTGACCCTCAAGAGTATCAAGAAGCTGAGTATGGCGTATTTGTAAAGAATAACAGCCGCGAGCAAGACAAGCTACAACAAATCAAACAGTTGACTTTGGCCTTTGCGCAGAATGGGCAGCAGCCTAGCACAATTGCGGAGATTTTAGATAGCAATAACTTTAGTAAGATTAAGAAGCTGCTTGGAGAGGTAGATGAGAAACAAAAGGAAATGATGCAAGCGCAACAAGAAGCGCAGCAGCAAGCAGCACAAGCGCAAGCACAAGGGCAGATGCAGATGAAGCAACAAGAACA